GGCAGCATGATCCCGGCGGATCAGCTCGAGAAGGCGCTCCGCGAGGCATCCCGCCATATTGATTCCCTGACCTACAATCGGATTGTAGGCCGGGGAATGTCTTTGTTGACGCCATTCCAGCAGGATGTTATCCGGGAGGTAGTCTGCCAGCAGGCGGATTTTGAGTACGAAAATGCGGATGAGATCAGCACGATCCTGCAAGGCTACAGCATCAACGGCGTATCAGCTCAGTTTGGTAGCTCCTGGAATGTATTTACAGGCAATGGCGTTGCCATGAAGCGCGATACATATGCTTTGCTGTGTCAGACGGGCCTGTGCTGCCGGTTAGCGAGGTGAGGCCATGAAATATCCATGCTTAGTGCCGAAACGGCTCTGTAGGACGGATATACACGTTCATCTGGAGTCTGAAGGCACAGACAACCATGGCCAGCCGGAGAAAGTCCTTGACCTGGATCTAAAATGCAACTTCCAGGACCGGGCCAAGACCATTCTCACAGCGGAGAAGAAACTGGTGCAGATTACTGGTACCTCCTTGATACCAGGGGACATTGCCCCAGACTGGCCGACGATCAGCGGCGGAAGCGTGATCGTATTTGGAGAGGAGCGCCGGATCCAGCAGGGGACGAAGAACCGGAACCCGGACGGAACAGTGAACTTTTGCACGCTGGAGGTGGTCTGATGCAGGTGAGATCCACAGTGAAACTGAATATGGCCAGGATCCAGCAGTTGTCTCAGGCGGCTGTGACAGCCCTGGAGAAGACTGGCGAGGCCCTGCATACAGAGGTTGTACAGGCACAGGTCATGCCATTCGATACAGGCCATTTGCAGGAGGATGCTACTTTTGCGGATTACAGCGAATCTTCGCAGGGGAAAGTATCACTGGTAACAAGCACACCATATGCCCGGAGGCTGTACTACCATCCGGAATACAACTTCCAGACGGATGAAAACCCTAATGCAAAAGGGCAGTGGTTTGGAGATTGGCTGCCGGGAGGAAGCAAGGCGGATTTTGTTCCTAAAGCTTTTAAAGAGAATTATAAAAAGGCAGGTGGTGTGTGATGCTGACCGTAGATGATATCAGAGGATATATAGCCGGTCTTGGGGAGTATAACATGGTGTACATTGGCAAGATGGACAATAAGAGGGAACATTCCATAGGCGTATATCCGCGGAAAGCTTCCGGACAGCCTGTGACGGCCCTGGGAGGCCCGCAGTACAGCTCCTATGATATCCGGCGTATATCCCTGTTGGTCCACTGGGATAAGGATGTACGGGCCTCAGAACAGGCGGCCTATGAATTATTTGAGAAACTTAGAAATGTATCCGGCCTGATGATAGGTGATACCCATGTTAACCAGATCAGTCTTAAGGTACCTGAACCGCAGCCGGTAGGTACAGATGATAACGGGGTATACGAGTATGTAATCTGGCTGGATTTTGTATATCAGAGAAAGTGAGGGATAAGAGATGGCAGAAGCAGCAGGAAAAGTCTATCCGGTACACAACAATGAGTTTAAATTCGGGACCAAAGGCATGACCAGCGCAGATGAGGATATGGTAGTACCGGCAGACCTTGAAAATTTTGCTCCGTCTATTGATGGAACGGTAGAGGAATGGTATGCCATGGACGCAAAAGGCTGGGCCAAGTCGGCTATGACAGGAAAGAAGCTGTCATTTGCTTTTAAAGGCAAGAGATCTGTGGGAGACCCCGGAAATGACTACATTGCGGGGCTTGCATGGAAATTTGGGCAGGACGTTATGACGAAATTTGAGTGGGTTATGGTATCCGGTGCAAAGCTGGCCTGTACCGTAGTTGTTAACGTAACCACACCCGGAGGCGGGGATACCACGAACATTGATACCCTTGAATTTGAGGTGACGTGTTACGGCAAGCCGGAATTTACACCGGCTCCGGGAGTAGGCGGCTGAACAGAAGGAGGAAAAAAGAATGTCAAGAAGAGTAGATATTACAGAAAGATTAAGCTTTGATGAGAATCCCTGCCTTGTAATCAAGGGAAGGGAATTGGAAGTTAATACAGATGCCCCGACTATGCTTAAGGTGATGGGAATTATGTCTGGTGATGATTCGGGAACAAAGGAAATTATTGATGCTTATGAGCTTGTATTTCCTCAGGCGTCAAGGGATGTAATCGAAAAGGAATTGAAGTTAAGCTTTAACGACCTGGTTATTGTGGTACAGGAAGCCTTTAATCTGGTTCTGGGAGAAGATAACAAGCTGGGAGAGTAGCGACCCGTACTACGATCTGTTTGAGGACTGGGATCTGATTGTCTCCAGTTTCCTGTCGCAGTACGGGTTAAGAATCAGGACGAAAGAGTTTGAATCAGTCTCTTGGGATGAATTTAAGGCGCTGATTGCCGGATTATCTCCGGAGACCGCTTTGGGGCGCGTAGTAGCGATCCGGTCTGAAACGGATAAGGATGTTATCAAGCACTTCTCAAAGGATCAGCGCCGGATCTATGACGAATGGAGAAACCGGGGAGCTGAAACGATGGATGAGAAAACCTTTGAGCAGAGTATGGCTGATCTGGAACGTATGCTTGCGGCCATGTGCGGTTAGGAGGTGGCGGAAATTGAAAAAGTAAGAAAGCAGATCCGGTGTCCATACTGCGGATACCGGATGCCAATCTATTATGACCCAGATGCCTGTGCAAAAGGAATTTTTGTACGGTGTAAGGGTCGGGATTGTAAGAGAGAGTTCGAGGTAGATATACAGCCGGACAAGTAGTGCCATCATGTGCCGATGTCTGAGTAACAGATAGAGGCAGGTGGTACATATGGCAGCTGATGCGTCCATTAGTTTTGACATATCGCTGGATTTAGGAAAAATCAAGACAGCAGTAGATAATGCGTCCCGGAAAGTAAAGTCTAATTTTGAGAAGGCCTTTTCAAATTCAGCACAAAAATGCCAGCGATCATGCGATGAGATGGCTGGGGCTTTTAGAAAAGTCGATGCTTCTGCTGATGAAACTCGACGAAAAATAGAATCTATTTTGAACGATAGCGAAAAGAGTGCAAAATCGAAAGCCTCATCTATCGCTTGGGTTTACCGAAAGCAGGGGATGAGTCAATCTGAAGCCATGAAAAAAGCATGGTCGGAGATTGAACGAAATGGGAAATCATCTTCTGAGAAAGTTAAAAAGAGCATACGAGGTATTGGATCGCAAGCCAAAGACACAGCAGGAGATCTTACTGGCGCTTTAAGCCCGGCACTAAAAAAAATAGGGATTGCCTTAGGAGCAGCATTTTCCGTAAAAAAACTGGTTGATTTTGGAGCTGATTGTTTACGTCTTGGGTCAGATCTCCAGGAAGTCCAGAACGTAGTAGATGTAACATTTCCCCAGATGTCTAAGCAGGTGGATAATTTCGCTAAGAACGCTGTGGCATCCTTTGGATTATCGGAAACCATGGCGAAAAAGTTCGCCGGTACATCCGGGGCCATGGCGAAAGCATTCGGATTCAGTGAACAAGCTGCCTATGAGATGGCTACAACCCTTACCGGATTGGCGGGGGATGTAGCCTCTTTCTATAACATCAGCCAGGATGAGGCCTATACTAAGCTGAAATCTGTCTTTACGGGTGAAACGGAATCCCTGAAGGATTTGGGCGTGGTTATGACTCAAAGCGCCCTTGATGCGTATGCACTGGCAAATGGATACAGTAAGACTACGGCAAAAATGTCTGAGATGGAAAAGGTGGCCCTGCGGTATAAGTTTGTGCAGGATCAGCTTTCCTTGGCTTCCGGTGATTTTATCAGGACTTCTGACGGATGGGCGAATCAGGTAAGAGTTTTACAACTCCAGTTTGATTCACTGAAAGCCACAATCGGCCAGGGCCTGATTAACGTCCTGACGCCGGTTATTAAGGTAATCAATACCATTATTGGTAAGCTGATGAGCCTGGCAAACGCTTTTAAGGCTTTTACGGAAATGATTACCGGCAAGGGATCATCGGGCGGAGGAGCCAGCGCAGCCGCTGCAGGGATGGAGGCTGTGGCACAGTCGGCAGATAAGGCCAATGCTGCTGCAGGTGGAGCAGGAAGCGCCGCAAAAAAAGCTGCCAAGGACATGAAAAGTATCACTACAGGGATTGATGAGTTGAACATCATCAGTCCTGATACTGGATTAGATAGTGGTGGGTCGGGTGGCGGAGCTGCCGGAGGGTATGATGCAGATCAGTTCGACATGGGGGAGGTTGATACCTCCGCCATGGATGCCATGGACAGTAAGTACCAGGCACTGATCGACAGGGCCAAGGAACTTAAAAATCTGTTTACAGCTGGCTTTTGGGATGGATTTGGGGATACTACGGTATTTGATAACATCCTTACATCTGTTGATCGTATCAAGCAGAGCTTGGGAGAGATATTCACAGCCCCGGAGGTGCTGACAGCTGCAAATTCCTTTGCAGATCAGTTTTCCTTTAGTCTGGGGCAGGTGGCCGGATCAGTAGCAGGGATCGGTGTAACCATAGCAGATAATCTTCTGGGCGGTATCAGTCTGTACTTGCAGCAGAACACAGAGCGGATTAAGGATTATCTGGTATCAATGTTTGATATCGGCTCACGGCTTGCTCAGATTACAGGTGATTTTTCCAAGGCTGTCAATACAATTTTCTCAGCCTTCCGGAGTGACGGCGCAAAGCAAATTACCGCTGATGTCATAGGGATTTTTTCTGAATCCTTTATGGGGGTTTCGGAATTAGCAGGAACATTTGCGGTAGATATTCTGGATATTATTGCAGCTCCATTCGTAGAAAATGCGGACTACATCAGAACTACGCTAGAGGATACGTTTGGGGCGGTAGAGCCTGTATTTTCCGCAATTAAGGACCTTATTTCTGAGACCTTTGAAAAAGTCGGGACCACATATGACAGCCATGTAGCTCCCATGATGGCAGCGTTTAAGCAAGGATTCACAGAGATTGGCGCTCTGTTGCTTGATGTCTATAACACATACTTTCTGCCAGTACTGCAAAATTTATCGGATAAATTCATTGAATTTAAAGATCAGCATTTAAGCCCGCTGATTGATAAGTTCTTAGAATTTGGTGGAAAAGTAGCCGATGCTATAACGAAGCTATGGGAAGGAATTTTACAGCCATTCATCGAATGGTTTATATCTAATGTGGCTCCTGCGGTAGCTTCTACTTTACAAGCTGCTACAGATACTTTCTTTGTGTTCTTGGAAACGGTATCTGGAATCATTGGAAGCTTGTTGACAATATTTGGCGGACTGATTGATTTCATAACGGGTGTGTTTACGGGCAACTGGAGTCTGGCATGGGAAGGAATCAAAGAAATCTTTTCCGGAATATGGGATGCACTTAAAGAAATCGTATCAGGTGCTATTGAAATAATAAAAAGCACGGTAAATCTCGCATGGACAGCGATTTCCAATATTACAACCACTGTCTGGAACGGCATAAAATCCCTCCTCAATTCCGTTTGGAACTGGCTGAAATCCCTTGCGACGACTTTGTTTACAGCCATTAAAGATGCGATCAGTACAATCTGGGAAAGCATCAAATCTACCACATCCGAGATCTGGGAGGGCATTAAAACTACCCTGGGGACTTTGTGGGATACGATCAAGACGGCAGTAGATGAGAAGTTTACTGCCATGAGGGATGCGATCACAGGCATTTGGGATACTGTGAGAAGTAAAAGCAAAGAGACCTGGGATGGAATCTGGGCGGATATCAAGGGCATCATCAACATGATTATCGGCGGCGTTGAGAGCATGGCGAACCGTGTAATTGATGCTATTAACGCTATGATTGATGCCGTGAATGAGGTAGCGGATAAGGTTCCAGGAATTGGTGCGGATCTGATACCTAATATTCCAAGCATCAGCCTTCCACGTCTGGCGCAAGGCGGTTTTGTCCGTGCTAACACGCCGCAGCTTGCCATGATCGGTGACAACCGGCATTATGGTGAGATTGTAGCACCAGAGGATAAGATGCAGGAAATGGTAGACCGGGCGGTGGCAATGTCCTCACGCAACAGCAGCGGCATGAGCGATCAGTATCTTGCTGTTATGGTAGATCTGTTAAGGAAGATCATAGAGCTGATTGAACAGATGGATCTAACGGTCTATGTGGATATCAGGGAGATCAAGAAGCAGCTTGCGGATTTGGAGAAACGCAGTGGCTACAAACTTAGACCAACATAAGGAGGGAATGGCATGGCAATCTACATTAACGGTCATAAATACCCATCCTATGACCAGGGGCCGGGACTTACCATTGCCACAAATGTCAACCAGGGCAAAAACGCCCTGGGAGAGTTTGTGGGGCAGAGGGTAGGTCGGGATCAGGACAAAATAGACGGCTTACAGTGGTCTTATCTGGATGCTGCCACATGGGGAAGTATTCTCCGGGAATTTGACGAATTTGTGGTAACGGTCAAGTTCCCGGATATGAAAACAGGGGGGTGGAAAACAGAGAGGATGTATCCTGGGAACAGAACAGCTAAAGTGTGGGAAGAGGATGAAGATGGGCTTCCAACTATGTACAAGGACTGCAAGGTTAATCTGGTAGACTGCGGGGTGATTGAATAATGCAGGCAGCAAGCAGTAAATATAAGGAGGTCATGCGCCGTAAATGGCGCAATCCTCTGGCACATCTGCGGGTTACGATTGGACTTATCAATCAGGAGGCGCAGGCATCGGCATATATTCCAGATCCAGTTCGGTATACATATTTTTCCAACCTTAAGAAACCTATGGATAATTACAAAGTACAGGAGCTGTATGGTACCTGCGATGAGAATTATACGCAGGTGGATGGATCTATGTATTTTCTTCCTCGTGAGGCTGGAGCGGTGGTTCTTAACCAGGGGCTTGTGACTGAGGATCTTCTGGGAGATATTGAGATCCATTTTCCTGTCCAGTATGACATCAAGGGTCTGACTGTAGAGTTTGGGAAGGCATATCCGGTTGATTTTGCTATTGTGTCCGACAATCATACGGTAGAGGTCACAGACAACGCAGACGGTCATTATGTAACGGAGGAGATCTTTGAAGGGGCCACATTCTTAAGGTTCTCCCCGTCCAGAATGGTTAATGGGAAGAGCCGGTTCCGTATTAACCAGATCACTATGGGGATCGGTATCTATTTTGACAGCCGCAAGATTCTGTCGGCCACGAAAAAGGAGCATATCAGCCCGATATCAGAGGAATTGCCTACGATCGATTTTAGCTTGACGGTCAGCAATAAGGACCGGGCCTTTGATGTGGAGAACGATGAGAGCAGTGTCAACTTTTTTGAGCTGGGGCAGGATATAGAAGCGCTGTACGGGCAGGAACTGGATGACGGGACTATAGAATGGATACCAGGAATTAACCTGGCACTGAAAGAGTGGTCTGCGGATGACGAGAAACTGAACCTAAGCGCATCCGACCGGTTTGACAGCATGGACGGTACTTATTATCGGGGACAGTATTACCCGGAGGGAATTAGCCTGTATGATCTGGCGGTGGATGTATTCACAGATGCGGGAGTTGATCCAAGAGAATATGGAGTTGATACCTACCTCAAAGCAGTTATTGTCAGGAATCCGATTCCGGTTGTGACCCACAAGGAAGCGCTTCAGCTGATTGCCAACGCAGGCCGCTGCATCTTATATCAGGATAGGGCCGGAAAAATATACATTAAGTCCAGTTTTGTGCCGGAGATGTCCGCATCGTCAGAGGATGAGGCATATTTCTCTCATGTCGATACAATCTTAAGCAAGGACATAGGAGCCCGTGATGAGTATGCGTTGACAGGGCAGGACTATTCTACAGCAGGAGAAACCGTGTATTTTCTTCCCCGGCAGTCTCCTTCTGGAATATACCTCAATACAGGTTATGTTTCTGATGCGGCAGCGGATGAAAACGGAGCCTTCCAGAACAACCCAACAGTCACACTCACGATGGAAGCGGCTTATAAGTGTTTCGGGATTACCTTGGTATTCGGACACAACTGGCCGGATACGGTAATATTCCATTCCTATAACAATGGGGAGATTCGAGAGGCTTATGAGGTCAGTAGGTTGACGCAGACGGCAGTAATCAGCCATGAGTTCCCGGAGTTCGACCGGCTGGTGATTGAGTTCACCAAGGGGGCACCAAATAACCGTGTGATTCTTGATCAGATCACTTTTGGAGATAGCACAGATTATATTCTGGAATACGGTGTGGAGCTGACTAAAACACCGGAAGGAACCAAGCTGGCCCGAGTGAAAGAGCTGCAGGTATTACGAACTTTGTACAGTGAGGGGAATGGAGAAGTGCAGGAGCTGATCAGGGAGACGATCAGCCTGACAGCGCAGGACAACTATTATACGTTCTATTTCTCCAACCCTTCCTATGGACTATCAGCAGCCCTCGCGGAGCCACAAGAAGGGCAGGAAGTGAGAATAGTGGAGAGCAGTGCTTACTATGCGACTGTGGCCCTCACGGGTGTTACAGGAGCGGCAGAGGTTGTAATAAGCGGCAAAGAATATGTGGTAACACAGGCCAAGGTCAGCCGCCAGCTTAATCCCACGGGCAGTCTGGAAACATGGGAGAATCCGCTGGTATCTGATGTGGTTCACGCTGCCGATCTGGCTGACTGGATCGGGGACTACCTTAAGGCGGACCGGGAATATAATTTGCAGTATCGGGGAGAACCGAGGATTGATGCCAATGATATTGCATTTCTTGAAAATAAGTACGTGCCGGATCTTCTGATCCGTGTGACAGACCACACCCTGAAATACAACGGAGCACTGTCCGGGACGATCAAGGCAAGGAGGGATATGGGCTATGTGGCAACAGCCAAAAACAGACTGGCAGGCAAGTGATTTTTTCAACATTCAGGATTACAACCGGATTAAGGGCAATCTTAATGAGATCCGGGCCATGGCTCTGAAGCTTTGGCCGGATTTTGAATTTGAGGATATGGGGCAGGATAAGACCTATCAGGACTATGGGTTTTATGCTGATGAGATTAACCGGTTCGAGGATAATCTGGAGCATATTTGCACTGGTACATATCCTTTTGAGATTGGAGTAAAGCAGACATACAGTGAGAATCAGCCATTTATTGGCTGGGAGGAGCTGAACCGGATTGAAAGCGCCTGTCTGAAAATATACCTGAATATCCGGTCAGGCATAGACAGCAGGCCCACCTTGGAAATGACGTTGGGAGGAGATGTAAATACATGGCTTTGAAAACAGATTTTGTGGACGCTCTTTTTGAGCAGAAAAAGATTCGCCTTAATGAAAATGAGGATGGAACGGTAACGCCAGTGGATGAAACGGAATATACCCGTCAGGGGGACAAGTTTGGGGCTGAGCACATCAACGCCACCAACGAGGCCGTCAACGGTCTGTCCGAAGATATGGTAAATCTAAAAAACTCTGTCAGTGATGGAAAAGCACAGGTTGCCGCAGCCATCACTGCGAAACGGGTACCTACAGCGGCAACCGCAACATTTGGGGAGATGGCAGACAACATCGGCAAGATCGTCCTTGGTAGTGGTAATGCAGTACCATCGGATGTTTTGGCAGGCAAGACCTTCACAAACAACGATGGTAAGGAGTATACTGGCACAATGCCAAACCGTGGAGATTATTGGGGATGGGGCAACAGCAAAGGCAATGATGCAGGAAGTCAGCGGATGTGGGTTAAAATACCACAGGGATATTACAACGAAAATGCCAATGTATTGCTGTCTTGGGCCGATATCCGCAATATGGCGGGGATTACACCGGAGAAAGTCAAAAAGAATGAATGGATCCTTGGGATACAGGGGAACTTTGAGGGCTGGGTTCCCACACCGCAGGATTTATATTATAACGGTGTAAATAGTGGTTTAGCAGTTAACTATACTGCGTGTACATTTGAAAATACTCGAATAAAACTTACCTCTAATTTTAGAAGTGGTGTAATATTTAACTTTTCAAGAACTTATGACGTTAGGAGTTATAGTAAATTGATTCTTGAAGGTAGCTTTAGAGTATATGGAACAAACATGAACGCAACAATACAACAAGAAAGTACGAGTGGAGTTATCGCTAGTGTCAACATTGGTGGAGACACATCAAGGCTTGAGTTTGATATTTCACAAGTAATAACGTTTGATACAAAACATTATGTATACTTCCGCAATAGTAATAGTGATTATATTACACGGGTTAGATTTGAGTAATCTGTGATAACCATCAGTATCAAGACTATGAAAGGAGATGATTCAAATGATTACAAAACCAGTAAAGGAGCATCGAGATGGATGAATTATTGAAATCAGAGCTTGCCCGCATCCGTGATGAGGATCAGCGCCAAAACAGGCGCATTGAGTTGTTAGAGGGCATGACAAAGGTAATTCAGGAACTTGTAATATCCATCCACGGTCTTGCAAAAGACATGGAGCAGATGCTGCAGGAACAGAGAGATCAGGGTAAACGCCTGGATAACCAGAGTAAGCGTCTGGATGCCTTGGAGAAGGAGCCGGGGAACACTTACAAAGACATTAAAAAAACAGCAATCACAGCGATAGTAAGCGCGTTTGCCGGATCACTGGCAACCGGGCTTATTTTCATATTATCGCAAAGTATTCTTTGAGAGGAGGTGAAAGATTATGCTTAAGAATTGTGTATTTCGTGCTGATGTGGATACCCGTCAGTGGATCCACGCGGCGGCCAGAAGAGCCGTCAAGACCATGGCACAGACCTTTATTGCTACCATTGGCACAGCGGCAGCCATGGGCGAAGTGAATTGGCAGATGGTAGCCAGCGCTACTGTCCTGTCTGGTATCCTGTCGGTGGCAACGTCCATCGCAGGACTGCCGGAACTGGACGCCAAGGCCTGAGAGGAGGTGATCCATCTATCTCCCGGTCCGGCCAGGGTTAGCGCCGGAGTAACTTTTATTACATCATATAATTATGGAGGAAAAAGATTATGGCAAACGTAACAGGTAAGAGAGCAGACAAGAGAACAGAAGAGCAGAGAAGAAACGACGCAGCGCAGAACGCAAGACCCAAGGGAGCACAGGACACTGCCTATGTTACCACCGGCCCTGCAACCGGAAAGGAAGATGAGAGAGCGGTAGGTACAGAGGATAAGTAGAGCTGTGCGACGTCGCAACGCAGACAGGCCTCAGGGGATTCCTGGGGCCTATATTTTGATTGCGGCATAACTGCCGCTGTGCTATAATGCCTATGTTGTCATACCCAATCCGGCAACGGAAAGGGGGTGTATGCATGACAGAATTTGTTGTATCTCTTTTGACCACTATTTTGGGTGGTGTAGCCTGCCACTACATCATCAAATGGCTAGATAGTGGGGACGATGACAACTAGCCTGGGTTTGTTCCACCTCTAACGGAAAAGAAAACCCCAGAGTTGCCGCTCTGGGGTTTTTGTTGGTGCATACATAACAGCTGCACTGTTGTATCTCTTTGCCTACTGGCATTATAGCATATGCAGATTTTAAAAGCAAGATACCTGAAAATGATTTTTGTCCGGTTTTGTACCGGGCTTTTTTATTTGGAGGCAAAGACATATGGAAAACGCAGTAAAGAAACTCATTGATCAGGCCGCCCATTGGGACGGCTATCTGGAAAAGAAAAGCAACGCCCAGCTGGATGATTTTACGGCCAATGCCGGCAGCGGCAATTTCACCTGCTTTGCCAGGGACTATAAAACACACACCGGTCAGAATCTGCAGGCCCAGCCCTGGTGTGCCATGTTCGTATCAGAGGTATTTGTGCAGGCATTTGGTCTGGAGGTTGCTAAGAAACTTCTGGGCGGCAGCCTGTACCATTATTGCCCCACAGGGGTCAACCAGTTTAAAAAGGCAGGCCGGTGGGCCGCGGTGCCGGAGCCTGGGGCAGTGATCTTCTTTACCAACGGCCAGAGAGCCTATCATACAGGGATCGTTACAGAGGTGACGGCAACGCGGATCAAGACCATTGAGGGCAATACGTCCGGTGCATCCGGTGTGATTGAAAACGGCGGCGGGGTGTGCCGGAAGGCTTACAGCCGGTCTTATGGGAAAATTCTTGGCTACGGGCTGCCGGACTGGTCGATTGTCAGCCAATCAGAATACGTATTAGGCTGGCACCATGACAGTAACGGATGGTGGTACGCAGACACGCCCCACACCTATTATAAGTCCTGCTGGCAGGTGATTAACCATCACAAGTATTATTTTAACCAGGATGGCTACGCATTGACGGACTGGCATCAGATCGATGGGAAGTGGTATTATTTTGAGCCGGCGGCAGGCCACCCATTGGAATGTGCCTTGTATGTAACTGACGCCAGCGGGGTACAGGGGCCGGGTGAGTTTTAAACCGGATCAAACAAGTGAATATGGAATGTTCAGCCTTGGGATGTTTCCCAGGGCTTTTATTGTACGAAAAATAAACGCATAGGAAGGATGGAGTTTATGTTAGTAGAAATTACCGGGAAAAGATATGAAGAAAGATTGATTACCACAAGCCTTAAAGTGGCAGAACATTTTGAGAAAGAACACAGGCATGTATTGGACGCTATTAGAAATCTCACGGCCGAAAATTCGGCAGCCAGTTTTTTCACCCTGACTACATACAAAAACCGTGGAAAAGAATATCCTATGTATGAAATGGACAGAGATGGATTTTCATTGCTTGCTATGGGATTTACAGGCGAGAAAGCTTTAAGATGGAAACTGGACTATATCAAAGCTTTCAATGCTATGGAAAAAGAACTCAAGAGAATCTATACAGAACGGCAACAGTGGCAGATTGAAAGGGACAAGGGAATTATTGTCCGCCATATCCTGACCGATACCATAAAAATGAAAGTGACTGACAGTCCCCATAAGAAATTCATGTATCCCAATTACACCAAGCTTATCTACAAGACCATCTTCGGAAAGACCATGAAGGAACTGCAGGAGCAGTATGGGGTGAAGAGGAAAGAAAGTATTCGGGAATATGTGACAGCGGATGAACTGAAACAGATTGAATCCATGGAGATGCTGGTGAGTAGCCTTATAAGCTGCGGTTGGGGATATGACCAGATCAAGGGATTCATCCAGGAGAACTCGGTGAAGATGCTGGCGGGTTAAGGTACTGTGGGAGCTTCCGCCACAGAAGGAAGAATGTATTGTTATCCTTTGAATCTAGATGTCGATTTATTCTGTTAGACTGACGCCCAGTCAGGACGGGGCGCTGCTGTGGCCGGGGCTGGGAAAGTAAAAAATAGGGGAGATTGTCGAAAAAGAAGTAGCAGAGATGATATGAGTGTGCTATAATGCTGATGTTACCGCCTCCTATACTGGTAAGGAAGGGAGGTGCTTACT